ATCTTGAGTACGCTGCGAGGATAAGAGCACAACATCCTAACATAGATCTTAAGCAGGTGACAATCTGATGGATATCAAGTTCTATAAGCTAGATGAAAGATCTTTACCGATACAAGCCGGTAAGAAAGACAGAGACTGGTTTGATTCGGTAGAAGATCAAAAGTTCTACTACGATCTTACTCTTATCATGGCTAATCAAAGTGGTTGGGTTCTAAAAAGCACATGTGATTTCTCTATAGAGTGGAACGGCGGCACTAAGTCGACCGATATGTTGGTCTACAGCAACACGAGAGATTTCGGTATCTTCTCTACGGGTATGGGACACGGAATATGCAGCGTCAGCACTGGCTACGTCATCAGGACTCCTGAAGATTATGGTATACTGTTGACCGGTGTTCCTAACTTGTTCAAAGAAAACATTCACGTCATGACTTCTCTTATAGAGTCTGACTGGACACACACTCCTTACTTTATCAACATGAAGATGACAAAGCCCGGCAAAGTAGATTTCAAGAAGAATGAGCCTCTTGGTTTTGTAACTGTAGTTCCACACAAACAACTAGAAAACTTTGAGCTACAAGTCGATACTATTCTGAAAGATCCAGAACTGTACAAACAGTACGTAGAGTGGAGTCTTGGATCTACCAATCATCATAAAGAGCCATTCAGGTTAAATAGAAAACTAAAAACACCGAAGAGGGTTTTCAATGAAAAAAAGACTTGACAATTTTCATGATAGTATATATGATGTTAGAGTGTATCATGACAAATGCAAGACCATATATAAGCAATACAGAGATGGCAAGCTGACTTACATAGGAGTGACTAAAGTGGATTCACACGTAAACAACTTCATCAATACGACTCCCTACTCAGAGCTTGAAAACATGATCAACGAAGACATGTTGATGTCTGGATATGATTTTACTGATCCTGAAGACATCAAAGAATACTGGAAAGGAAAGCTTGGATGAACGTAGAGATCTGGACACGATCAGATTGTTCTTTTTGCGCACGCGCTAAGAAAGCTCTGTCTTCACACGGCATAGACTTCAATGAAAAGAAGCTTAACGTAGACTTTACGCGTGAGATCTTGACTGAAGTATACCCAAAAGCTAAGACTTTTCCAGTAGTTGTAGTAGATGGGTTCTACATCGGCGGGTTCAATGAACTATCTAAAAGACTAAACGAAGAATTCAGTGATAACAGACAACTTTTGAATGAATAGGTGAAACATGCTTTATGAACGTGGTAAATTGATGGCTGACTTAAGAGAGTCGGTGATAGAAGTGACATTCACTAAAGTCAACGGTGAAAAGAGAATCATGCGTTGTACTCTTGATCAAAAACAAATCCCGCAGACTGTAGACTATAATCATCTAAAAGAACAGCACGCGCGTAAAGAGAACTTGGATGTCATCGCTGCTTGGGATGTTCAAGCTAACGGGTGGCGTTCTTTTCGCGTAGATTCTGTTCAGTATGTTCAGGTAGTGGAAGGATACTAAACTATGAAAAAGATCGTGATGGTAGAAGTTCTTTCACAGTTTCTTATTAAATACGCTGTGGAAGTTGAAGATAATATTGAACACGCGCTTGATGAAGTTGTTATGTGTGAAACACAAGATAGTTTCAAAGAATTTTCACAAAGACACTTAGAACCGACAGTGTTCGTGAATCATTACGAAGTTACCAAAGAAGAATATCTTAAGACGTTCGATGAAGAAAACGACTATCTTAAGAGCTGGTCTGATGAACAGAAGTTTGAGTTCATCAACATCATAGATTATGAACCTTCAACTAATCAATAGGAGTTCAAATGACATGACAGATTACTGGGGCTATCATCTTATACTAGACGCAGCGGGGTGTGACCACGATTCAATTGCCAGCGGCAAAAATATTACAGCTTTTGCTAAGCAGTTAGTAAAAGACATAGACATGGTTCCTTACGGTGAACCACAAGTTGTTAACTTTGGCAGTGGTAACAAAGCCGGTTATACGTTAGTTCAGTTGATTGAGACCAGTAATATCTGTGCTCATTTTGTAGAAGAGAACGATACGATGTATCTTGATGTGTTCTCTTGTAAGCCATACGATCCGCAGATCGTAGTTAATCTAGCAGAAAAGTATTTCGGCATCAAGAAGTATCAGACTGCTTTTGTTGAAAGACAAGCACCTAAACTATAAGAGAGATTTTGTGATGATGAATATCAAGACTGTGAGAGAACGTGTTATAGTAAAGCCGCTTGATCCTGAAACTGTATCAAGCGGCGGTATTATTATTCCAGAAAGTGCTGCTGAAAAGCCTACACGTGGAGTAGTCGTAGCTGTTGGTAAAGGTAGTCTTACCAGAGATGGTGTAGAGATCGAACCAGAAGTTAACGTTGGTGATATAGTTCTCTATAGTAAGTACAACGGTCAAGTCATGAAGTTAGACGAAGGCGAACACTTGCTTATAAAGTATATTGATATTCTCGGAGTGCTTGAAGAATGACTCTAGTTGGTTTTACCTGCGGTGCTTTCGATCTATTTCATGCAGGTCATGTTGCTATGCTGAGAGAGTGTGCAACTCACTGCGACGTTCTTGTAGTTGGTCTACATACCAATCCAAAAACTGATAGACCGGAGAAGAACTCTCCGGTCCAATCTATGTACGAGAGGTACTTGCAGCTACAAGCTTGTCACTACGTACACAAGATAATCCCATACGATACCGAAGAAGATCTTATCAACTTGCTTGCTATCGAGAAGATCGATGTACGTTTTGTGAGCGAAGAGTATAGAGGTCAATCTATTACTGGTGAAAATATCTGTGAAGCACGCGGTATAGATATCATATATAATAGTAGACTGCATAACTACAGTTCGAGTGAACTTCGAAATCGTATAAAATAAACCTCTGGAGTCGATATGAATTTTGTTGAAGAATATTTTGAAGAAGTTATGGATACAGCTTATAGTATCGATAAACAAAAGGTAGAAGATCTTGCTACAGCTCTCGCAAACACTAGAGATATCAACGAAGGTCGCGTCTTCGTACTTGGAGTTGGGGGTAGTGCTGGCAATGCCTCACACATGGTTAATGACCTCCGCAAACTCTGCGGAATCGAAGCTTACGCGCCAACTGATAACGCATCAGAGATTACTGCTAGAACAAACGATGAAGGCTTTGATACTATCTTCGAAGAATATCTTAGAATCAGTCGATTCAGCTACAAAGATGCCATCTTTGTTCTATCCGTTGGCGGCGGAAACGAAGAGATAAACGTATCAGTCGGCTTAATCAAAGCTATCAAGTACGCTAGAGAAAAAGATGGAACTGTTCTTAGCATTGTTGGAAAACCAGACGGCTATGCAGCTCAGCGTAGTGACGTTGCTGTTGTTGTACCTATCGTGGACCCTGCTAGGATAACTCCACACTCAGAAGCTTTTCAAGCAGTCGTGTGGCATTGCTTGGTCTCTCATCCTAAACTTCAGGTGAATAAAACAAAATGGTGAAAGCCGTATTTTTTGATCGTGACGGTGTGTTCACGAAACTAATTCCACGTGGTGATATGAGTACAGCGCCGTGGACTCTCGACGAGTTCGAACTCTACGATAGATCGGATGAAGCAGTGAGTCAAGTGAAGAGGCTGGGCTTCTTAGCGTTTTGTGTTACCAATCAGCCAGATCTCAACGACGAACTCATGAGCACAACAGATTTCGATATGATGAACGAAGTGTTGATGAACACTCTCGATCTTGATGATATGATGGCAGCGTTCGAACGAGGCGACGCTTACTATAAGCCAAACACTGGTATGGTAGATGAACTTGTCGACGAGTATAAGATAGACAAGACCGAAAGTTATTTTGTTGGAGATAGCTGGAAAGATGTTGTTTGTGGCTACAGAGCTGGTCTGAAGACAATATTCATCGGAGATAAGTATACATGTCCCGAAGAGTTTGAAGGGATCACGCCAGACTACATGGTTACTGATGTGTATGATGCAGCGCTTTTGATTGAAAAACTGGAGAATGATGATGAAACTTTTCGCTGATGGTGCAGACTTTGACGGTATCGTCAAAGCATCTAATGATACTAAAATTCATGGGTTCACTACAAATCCTACTCTGATGCGGGCTGCTGGTATCACAGACTATGAGAAGTTCGCACACAGGATTTTAGAAGAGTTGTCGACGCATAGACCAGAGACTTCTATCAGTCTCGAGGTATTCGCTGACGATCTGACTGAGATGGGAAAGCAGGCTATCAAGATACACGAATGGTCTCTTGCTTATGACTATCCCATCTATGTAAAGATTCCTGTAACTACTACTGACGGTACTTCTACTGCTCCGCTTTACAAAGATCTATCGAACGAGGGCGTAAGCTGCAACATCACTGCAGTCTTCACTGAAAAGCAAACTATCGAGATCTTAGAAAATATCAATCATTTCGTTCCCGGTATAGTATCTATCTTCGCTGGTCGTATCGCTGATACTGGTATCAGTGCAGTAGATACTGTCAGAAACTGTATCAGAGCGTTTGATAAGTATAAGAACAACAACACAAAGATCGAGTTCTTGTGGGCTTCATGTCGTGAACCGTACAACTACGTTGAAGCTGAGAAAGCTGGTTGTGATATTATAACGATGCCACTTTCTATGATCAGTAAGATGAACGAAGGATTCGGTAAGAACCTAAGTCGCTTCTCGCTCGAGACTGTAAAGATGTTTTATGATGATGCTAAAAAGTCGGGATACACACTATGAACGGATTTGAAGAAAACGAGATCAGTAAGAACGCTAACGGTGGTACAGAGATAGCTAAGCGTAAGCTAGCCAGTATGCTAGATCCAAAGCTTCTCGAAGAGTTTCAGATCATATGCTCACGGCCTAGAGATCTTCAGTCTGATAAGATTCGTATTTTCTGGTGTCATGATCTACCAGAAGATCCTGAGTCTGCTAAGTTTAAAGACAAAGCTTGGCGTGATCAGTTCCACAAGTTCGTGTTCATCAGCAACTGGCAATACCAACGCTATCAACTCATTCACGGGTTGGAACCAAACAACAAGTCTCTCGTCTTCGAGTCTGGTCTAGAACCAGCACCACGCGATGTTCTTGATATGAAGAAGTCTGAAGACGGTAAGATTCATATCGTATACACTTCGACGCCGCAGCGCGGTCTTCAGTTGTTGATTCCGGTATTCGAGAAGCTTTGTGAGACTCACGACGACATTCACCTTGATGTGTTCTCTAGCTTCAAGATCTATGGCTGGGAAGATGCAGACAAACAGTGGGAACCGCTGTACGATCACATTCGTAAACATCCTAACATGACTTATCATGGATTCGTTCCGAACGATCAGTTGAAAGAGCATCTGAACAAGAGTCATATCTTCGCTTACCCGAGCATCTGGTACGAGACGAGTTGTCGTGCTATGCTAGAAGCTATGTCTGCTGGGTTGGTATGTGTTCATTCGAACTTAGCTGCTTTGCCCGAGACTTCAGGCGGTCTCAATATCATGTATGGCGTAGACATGCAAGACCAGACAGCTCACGCTAACATCTTTGCTTCTCATCTCGATATCGCGATTCGTATGTACAGAGATCAGAATCATCTACCGATGGTAGCGTTCAACAAAGAGTTCGTCGATCGTCGATACAACATCAACATGGTCAAGATGCAGTGGGAGAACCTATTGAACATCCTTCGCGATCAGTATCCGGATGCAGACAGCCGTGCTTTGGCTAAAGAGAAGTTTGTGTATAAGTCATGATAGTAACAAAGACACCCCTTCGTGTAAGCTTCTTCAGTGGTGGCAGCGATATGCCATCTTTCTATACCAAAGAACCGGGAGCAGCTCTGTCTGCTACCATCGATAAGTACATATACGTCTCAGTTCATAAGACACCACGTATCGGCATCAAAGTGATGTACGATGAAGTTGAGAAGTTCAACGACGTCGAAGAGATGCATCAGAGTATCACCAGCGAATCGTTGAAGTACTTCAACATTCATAACGAGTGTACGATCTCTTCTGTCTCAGACATACTGTCTAAGGGTTCTGGTTTGGGTTCGTCTTCGGCGTTCACGGTCGGTTTAGTTAATGCTCTAGCTCATATGCGAAACGTAGACAACGTGACTCGCGAGTACTTGGCTAATACTGCGTGCGATATCGAGATGAACAAATGTGAGTATCCGGTGGGTAAGCAAGATCAGTACGCTGCTGCTTACGGCGGGTTCAACTTGTTCAAGTTCGATGTCACCGGTAACGTGACTAGTCAGACTGTAGCTATCGATCGTTCTACTTGGAAGAACTTAGAGAGTCGTCTGTTGCTGGTATACAGCGGTGTCGGTAGATCCGCCAACGGTATCTTGCAGAAACAACAGAGCGCTATGAACGACAAAAGTAAGTTTGATCTGGTTCGTCTTAGCAGAGACAAAGCTATTGTTGGTACTAGATACCTGATGGAATCCAGATTCGATGATTTCGGATCTCTTCTTCATGATGCTTGGATGGATAAGAAAGAAGTGGCGACTGATATCACGAACGAACGATTCGATATGATATACAACGAGGCTATGGCATCTGGTTCACTCGGTGGAAAGCTTCTCGGCGCAGGTGGTGGAGGGTTCTTTTTGTTCTACGCTCCACCCGATAAGATCGACAGCGTCGCTGATAACGTTACCAGATTTGGATGCAAAGTGTATCCTTTCAAGTTCACTGATACGGGTAGCCGTGTTGTAGCATCTTGTTGAATAAATATGGTTGACATTTTTTGTTTCTCATAATAAGATGGTCTTCATGGATAACATGTCTAACGTAATCAAGTTCCCTTTCCAATCTAAGCAGGTTACTAAGCAAGTAACTCGAGAAGAGACAGAGAAGGGAATCAACATGATTAAGTACAATCATATCAACTCGACGTTATCTACGATTGTACCCATGCTGTTCAACAATATGGAGCTCGCTGGTTTTCATGTTGTTCCTGAATACGGCGACAACGATGATACACACTTGAAAGACGGATCGCTCGTAGTAGAGTCGATCCGTTCGATACTTTGTAAGTACTATGATCTTAAACACCCGTTTCAAGATCTAGCTAACAATATTTTTGAATCTATCGGAGAAGACTCTCTAAAGTTAGTAGATAGACTAGAGATGAACATAGAACCAGAAGACATAGATATAACTGAAGAACTCGAAGAGGATAGCGAAAGCTAGATCATCATGATCATTGTTGATATGAATCAAGTGATGTTGTCTAACCTGCTGATGCAGCTTGGCAACCATACTAACGCCCAACTAGAAGAGAACATGGTTCGCCATATGGTACTCAACTCTCTTCGTTCTTATCGTCAAAAGTTTGCTGACGAGTACGGTGAGATGGTCATAGCGTGTGACAACACCAACTACTGGCGTAAGAAAGCTTTCCCTTACTACAAAGCCAATCGCAAGAAGAGCCAAGAGAAGTCAGAGCTCGACTGGAAATCGATCTTCGAGTGTATGAGCAAGATCAGAGCCGAGCTGAAAGAGTTCTTTCCATACAAAGTGATCGACATCGAGTCCGCTGAAGCCGATGATATCATCGCTACTCTCGTTAAGACAAACATAGATGAAGATATTCTTATACTTTCTGGTGATAAAGATTTCATCCAGCTACATGCATACCCGCACGTGAAGCAGTACGACCCGACTCGTAAGCGTTGGATACAGCATGACAACCCACAGCGTTATCTTCTGGAACACGTGTTGAAGGGTGATTCTGGTGACGGAGTTCCTAATATCTTATCAGACGACAACTGTTTCGTAGTCGGTTCTCGTCAGAAGCCTTTGACACAGAAGAAGATCGAAGAGATCATAGCTAACGGTACAGTGTCTGATGAACGACTGCATCGTAATTACATGCGTAACGCACAGCTTATCGATCTTAATCATATACCGGAAGAGATAGCTGATAAGATAGTCTATTCGTATCAGTCGACAGAAAAACGTGGACGCGATAAGCTTATGAACTATTTTATAGCAAACAAACTAAAGAACTTGATGGAACATATTGGAGAGTTTTGATGGCCGTAGGATTGGCAGAGTTTCTTGATAAAGTAAGCAAGTTGAAAACTAACAAAGAAAAAGTTGAAGCTCTTAAGTTCAACAACAGTTTTCCTTTGATAACGATACTGCAGGGTGCTTATGATCCGAACATTAAGTGGTTACTGCCACCCGGTGAGCCGCCATACACACCAAACAAGCTAGTAGATCAAGAACACGTACTGATCAAAGAGTGTCGTAAGTTAACTTATTTTGTTGAGGGGCCGCATCCGAACCTGAAACAAATGAAGAGAGAGCAGATGTTCATAGAGCTGCTCGAGAACTTAGCACCAGCGGACGCTAAACTTCTTTGTGCTATCAAAGAAAAGAAGCTTCCGTACAAGGGGCTCAACATCAACATCGTAAGAGAGGCATTTCCGGGGTTACTACCAGATGAGCAAACAAAACTTTCGTAAATTTCGTAAGAACGACTACTCCCATGACGACGAAGAGTATGCGGAGTTTAATATACATAAGCAAGATAAACGAAAAGCGAAGAGAGTAGAGCGAGCTCTACGAACAAAAGACGTCTCACTGTTAGACGAAGAAGAAGACACACGCTATCAGCAAAGGTGGAATCGATACTGATGCCAACATACGGCTTTCGTAACAATAATACGGGCGAAGAGTTCGAAGAGTTCATGTCGATATCTGCGCTCGATGATTATTTGAAAACTAACTCACACCTAACTCAACTAGTTAATGGTGCACCGATGATAGCTTCTGGCCGTGGTATGAATAAACCAGACAACGGCTTTCGTGATCTTTTAAAAGACATGAAAAAGAAGCATTCGAAGGGTATTACGCGGAGTACCATCAACACATTTTAGAAGAGACAAATGGCTACACATACTCAAAGAAGACTAACAAGAAAAGAAAAGCGTATTCAAGCCAACGATCCAAACTTTAAGAAGGGAGAAGATCCAGCTATCAAGTTGAACTTTCATCTGAAGAAGATCGAACCTCTTACCGATAACCAACGATTGACTTTCGAGTCGTATGCTAAGGGTAAGAACATGATGCTGCATGGCATCGCTGGTACTGGCAAAAGCTTCATCTCACTTTACTTAGCTTTGAACCAGATCTTATCTTCTTCTGATTGTGTTTATAAGAAGATAGTCATAGTCAGATCTGTCGTACCGACCAGAGACATGGGATTCTTACCGGGTAACAACAAAGAGAAAGCTAAGGTGTACGAAGCACCTTACTACGCTATCTTCACCGAGCTGTTCAATCGAGGAGACTCATACGACTATCTAAAGTCTAAAGGATTGGTCGAGTTCATCAGCACGTCGTTCATCAGGGGTATAACGCTCAACGACTGCATCATCATCGTCGATGAGATAGCTAATATGACTCTTCACGAGCTGGATTCAGTCATCACTCGAGTCGGTAAGAACTGTAAGATCGTTTTCTGTGGAGACTTCAGACAGTCTGACTTCACGAGAGAGCACGAGAAGAACGGGCTCATAGACTTCATGCGTATCATCAACAAGATGAAGTCTTTCACGTTCGTGGATTTCACCGAGGCTGACATCGTCAGGTCTGACATGGTGAAGGAGTACATCATAACAAAAGAGAGGTTGCATGTCGTCGCGTAAGCAGTTCGTCTTCGAGCCGTACGAGTTCGAAGAGTTGGATACGACTTACACACCCGAGGGAAAGAGATACTACGTTCATCCGGACGGCAGCATGTTTCCCTCGGTCACCACAGTACTAGGTAACGCTCTGCCAAAAGACTCGTTGGAAGCGTGGAGAAAACGAGTCGGCGAAGACGAAGCGAAGCGAGTGTCGACTCAGGCTGCTGGGCGTGGTACCGCCATTCATAGCATATGCGAGAAGTACATGCTTGGTGAAGACTACAAGCGAGGTGTGATGCCAGTCAACCTCGCTACGTTTAACAGCATTAAGCCAAAGCTCGACGATCATGTCGGTCGTGTGTTCGGGTTAGAAGCGCCGCTCTACTCGCGTACTCTCAACACGGCTGGTCGTACAGACTGCGTAGCGGAATGGAACGGCATCAAGTCCATCATCGACTTCAAGACATCGAAGAGGCTGAAAGAAGAAAGCTGGATCTACAGCTACTTCCTTCAGGCTACGTGCTACTCGATGATGGTCGAAGAGCGTACAGACCTCAGCATCGATCAGATCGTCATCGTGATAGCGGTCGATCATGAAGATCCTCAGGTGTTCGTGAGAGACTCTCGGTCTTTCAGAAAAGACGTCACAGGCATCTTTACAAAGTAACACCAAACATTACAATCTAGCCATGCGGGATCGGTATACCAGCTATGCAAAAATAGTGGTGTACTGGTCCCGTATTCTTTGGTAAGATACTATCACGATAACAGAGGAGCTTGACATGGAACTTTTTGTCGTGATAGAGTGGTTCGATCAGTACGAGGCATCGGGAGTGTTGGGTGTCTTCGAGACTCGAGAAGAGGCTGAGAGCGTGGCGATGGGTTCGCCCAGCTT